GGTGCTGGCGTTGGTCGACAGGAAACGCAAGATTGCGCCGTTGCTTAGGCGGATATTCTTGCCGGTCAGCGTAACGCCAAAATACTGCTGGGCGATCTGCACGATGTATTCGCGGAAGATTTCTGACTGTGCGCGGCTTGCCGAGAAAAACACCTGGTTGTCACCGCTAATCACGGCATCTTCAAAGGCTTCCCAGGCGAAATAGTAGGTCATGCCGACCTGACGGCTTTTCAGGATGAAACGCCAATCTTCATCCTTGTGGTCACGGCAATGCAGTTGATAGTCAAACAGGTGCTCATTCGCCCAGGCGTCGAGCATTTCCGGCGTGATGCCGGACACGTCATTTTTCTTGTACTTGCGTTTGCGGCCGTCCCCGCCTTCACCGCCGATGATGTCGCCGTCAAAGGTGGCTATACTGCGGGCCTGAATTTCAGCCATCTTCTCAGCATGTTTGTTGCGCTGCGCTCTCAGCTTGACGTCTGCCGCGATCAGGTCGCGCAGTTCTTCCAGTTCCAGTGCTGTTTTTTTCTCTTTCGTGGAAAGCTGGTTATAGCGTCGGGCAAGGGCGGCCTCTATCGACTCAGCAGGCAGCAGGCTAGCCCACTGGCCGACATCCCGCCAATGGTAAACCGTGCGCGGCGGGAGGTTTAATTCCTGCGCAATGTCGCGGGGCGTCCAGCACTTTATATATAATGCGCGGGCAGCCTCTTTTATTTCATCTGAATATTTAGCCATGCGGCTATTATGACGGGGAAAAACAAACGAATTTATCATTAAATATCGGTTGTGTGGGGTTGTGCCGTTATAACCGAATGCATCCGATATAAAGTCAATGCGCCTTCCTGTGCAATTCGCAATACTTATTCCCACAATATCCCGCTCTATTAATTTACTGACTATTTAAGGTTTGTTATGCCGCAATCCAATTACCGCACTGATTGGTTATGCATTGCCACATCGGGCCAGGCTGCTGATGGTCGCCCCATTGAGGCGCAATGGCTGATTGATGCGGCAGAGACTTACACCCGAAACACCTACACGGCAATGATTTGGCCGCACCATCCGCAACATGATTTAGGTGAACGTGAATTTACCTGCAACCTGGGTGAAGTTGACGCGCTGAAAACAGAGTCTGAGGGGGATGTAGTCAAACTGTATGCCCAGCTTATCCCCAATCAGTTTTTAATTGATGCCAACCGGATGGGGCAAAAGCTATTTACCTCTGCGGAGTTAATTCCCGACTTTGCTGGTAGTGGTAAGGGCTATTTATTCGGTCTGGCCGTTACCGATATTCCCGCTAGTCTGGGCACCGAAAAAATGAAATTCATTTTGGCTGGTGAAGAAAAGGACGCGGAGCGCGGCAGTTTAGAAACATTCAGCCTGGGGAAATTAAAAACCAATAAGGCTGAAAAGAAAGAGTCGTCTTTCTGGGGGAAGTTATTCGCCGCCCGCAAAGACTTTACGCCAACACCAGGCCCCAATACTGACACTGACAAGCCCAATGAGGGTGAGGAAGAAAAGATGGATGAATTAAAAGCCCTCTTACAGCAAATGCTCGAAATGCTCACTGAAATGGGTAAAACCGCGACCGGCGATGATCCTGGTACCGACACGCCGGAAGTGGCCGCCGAAGAAGTGGCCACCATTGCCGAAGACATCGCCGACGCGGCCGAAGAAGTCGCCGAGCTGGCGCAGGAAGTGGCTGAAAACCCGGAGGACGAAGTGGTCGCCGAAGAGTTTAGCACCGCGAAATCCAAGCTGTTGAAAGCCATGAAAGGCTTTACTGCCAAGCCAGAGAAGCGCACCCGTCGCAGCCGCCAAAGTCGCCGTCGTCAATTTAGCGTGCAAAAAGACAAAGACGACAAAGGCAATCAGTTTTCAGCCCTCAACACCACGCTGACTGAGGTCATGACCAAATTGTCAGCGATGGAGGATGGCGGGACTCAGCGCCCAGACAAATCACCGGGCGGCAGCAAAAAGTCAGTCGAATTAGTGTAAAGCACCTGTTTTTTTAAGGAAAACAACATGCAATTAACCCCAAGAGCCGAGGCGCTGCTCCATAAGTACACCGCGCAACTGGCGAAGTCCTACGGTGTCCGTGACACGGCGAAAATGTTCTCGCTCACGCCGCCGAAAGAAACACTGCTCCGCAATACCCTGATGCAGCAGTCCGAATTTTTGCGCCTGATCAACGTGATGGATGTTAGCCAAACGGTCGGCCAGGTGGTCAGTACCGGTAAGCCAGGCATTTACACCGGACGTAAAAAAGAGGGGCGTTTCTCCCGTCCGCTGGGCGTGGGTGGCAACGAATTCAAGCTGTACGAAACGGATTCCGGCTCTTATCTGCCGTATGACCTGCTGGTCGTTTGGGCAAATTCCGGCAGCGAAGACGAGTTCTTCCAGAAAATTCAGGCGTTCAGTAATGAATCCTTTGCGCTGGATATGCTGCGCGTGGCCTTCAATGGTACCAGTGCAGCAGAAGACACCGATCCGGTGGCCAACCCGAACGGGGAAGACGTTAACACCGCCTGGCACCACATTGTTAAAACGCGCAGCCCAGAGCAGATCATTACCGGTGATGTGACCATCGGCGGGGCTACTGCGGACTTTGTCGGTCTGGATGCGGCCGTCACTGACCTGGTGCATACCAGCATTTATGAGCCATTCCGCAATGATCCGCGCCTGGTGGTGTTGGTATCGGCTGACCTGATCGGGGCTGACGCTACCACCATGATGAACATGGTTGACCGTCCGACCGAAAAAGTGGCCGCGCAACTGATTAACCGCCAGATTGCTGGCCGCACGGCGTACACGCCGCCGTTCATGCCGGAAGGTCGCCTGATCGTCACCACGCTGGACAACCTGCATATCTACACCCAGGGCGGTACCCGTAAGCGTAAGGCCGAGTGGAACGATGACCGCAAGCGCTTTGAAAACAACTATCTGCGTATGGAAGGTTACGCCGTAGAGCATGACGAGCTGTACGCCGCTTACGACAAAATTACCCTGGCGACCGGCGAAACCGATCCAGGTACTGGCGGAGGCGAATAACGATGGCCATGTCCCCCTGTCAACGTCACCGGGCGCGCATCAAGGCCGCCAAGGCGCTGGATAACCGCGAAGCGCTCACTGCGTCGCCGGTCAGTTTCCATCTGCAAAAATTGGAGCTGGAAGCCGATGTCGAGCGGTTGCGGTCGTTACCCACTGCCGATCGCATTGACATGAAGCGTGATGAGCTGTTGCCGCGTTGGTTGCCGACCGTCGAAGCCTACCTTGCCGGTGATAAGCGCTACATGAATCTGGCCCTGGTCTACTGCGTGATCTGGTTGTTTGACACGGGGGAGATGGAGCGGGCACTCGACTGGGCGGACATTGCCATCAGCGAAGGCCAGGCGATGCCTGAGAACTTCAAAAGCACGATGCCCGCGTTTGTCGCTGACACCATGCTGGAGTGGGCGACAAACGAGGCCGCCGCTGGCCACAGCATTGAACCGTACTTCAAGCGGACGTTTAACAACATCCGTGACAAATGGCGGTTGCATGAAGACATCAATGCCAAGTGGTTCAAGTTTGCCGGTCTGTACCTGCTGCGTGACGAGAACGGCGCACCCCGCGCCACGGCGGTGGAGGATGTCGACGTCCTGGAACAGGCCGACGCTTTACTGGCCCAGGCCGAAAAGTACAACAAAAACGCCGGAGTGAAGACCATGCGCACGAAGATTGCCGCGCGTATCAATGGTCTGACGGCGGAATAAAGACTACCGCAAGCCGGGGCGGGCGCGGTGGAGGCATAAAGCCCGTAAGGCTTTTTGGCCGTGGAAACCGTTAGCCCGCTTCTCTTTTTGCAATTGAGGTATGACCCGATGAATGGCCCGAGCTTCAGCATTAGCGGACGTCCGATTGATTACCAGACAGACGTGATTACCAACGGTGTGGCGTTCTGGCCAGACTTGAACCTGGGCGAGTTTCAAAAGTCACGCACGATACCGGCCGACCTGCCCGCAGAAACCGCAGGTATTGCGGTGCTGGCCGCTATCGCCGAAGTCAACGACACCTTGGCATCCGTGGTAAGCCATTGGACGGGCAAGGGCTATGACAAGGCCGTTGATGTGCCTGGGGCCAAAATGGGTAACGAAACCCAGTTAACGGCCCAGTACAAAAAGGCGGTTTATGCCAGGGCAAAGGCGGATTTGCTGGGCGAGTTCGCCACCATTGGGCGGCGTGAATCGCACCCAGGACAGGAAAGCGGCGAAACCAGCGCCATTTTGTTGGCCGAGGCGGCGTTCGTCATGCGCAACATGCTGAAACTGCCGCGTGTCGGGGTGCATCTGATATGACCGAGCTTGAAAGCCTGACGGCGTTTATCACGGCCAACCTACCGCCGCGCGCCATGCAGATGTTCCAGAGTTCAACTGAGGATGCCGAAATCATCCGCAGTAACAAAGCGCTGGGCCTGGGACAAATTCGCATCGGCGTGTTGCGCTACACCGCAACGTTATCCTGGGACAATTTCCCGTATCGGGAGTGTTCGCCGGGGCTGGTTTACTCGCTGGTGCTGGTCTGGATAGCGGAGCATGCCAACACCCTGCGCGGTGAGTTGGAGTTTCCCGACCCAACCGTTGATCCGGAATTTGACGATGAAGGGACGTGCATTATCCAGGTGGCCGTTGTGGTGGCGGATGAAATCATCCTTAAGCCCAGCGATACCGGGGCTGTGCCGTGGAAGGGCAAGCGCTGGGAGTTGGTGTATCCCGATGTGTGGACGGCAACGTCCGGCCGGTTGTATGCCGCAGCAGAGAGCGGCGCACCGTTGGGCGGTGACCGTGATAATTGACGGTGGGCTGGATAAACGCCAGTTGAAGGCGTTACGGCAGGCCCTGGCCGCCGCCGACCTTCAACCAAAGCAGCGCCAGCGCCTGTTATGGCGTATCGCCAAGCTGGGGATCATTGTTGCTGCCAAGCGTCACCAGCGCAACCAGATGACGCCGGACGGCCAACCGTGGCCGAAGCGCAAACGTGGCAAAGGCAAGATGCTGCGCCAGTTGCCCAAACTGCTGCATGTGCGGGAAATGCCGGAAAGAGAGGCGGTTCGCATCTACCTGAAAGGGGGGCAGTACCGCAACAACAGCGGCCCGGTATCAGCGGGACTGATTGGGGCGGTTCACCAGGGTGGTGCCTCCATCCCGATGAGCGCCGATCGCATGCCGCGCCCTAAACAGAGCGGCAAACCCGCGTTAATGAGGCAGGCCAAGCGGCTGCGGGCGCTGGGGTACAAGGTGTGGAAGAACGGCCGTTACGTCAAGGCGTCGTCACGTCAAATCATGGAAACCATGAGCATGGCGCAGGCCGGGCTACTGATTAAGAAACTCAGCGGCAAACCGACGAAATCGACCTGGAAAATTGATATTCCCGCCCGTGAGTTTCTGGGCGTCAGTGATACCGAATTTAATTCTATTCTCGCTCGTCAACTGCAAGCCATCGGCTTTGGCTGGAACGTAAAAGCACAGGATATCAAGGGGAAACAATAATGACATGGCCCAATGTAACGATTAACCAGCTTAACCAACGGCAGGGCAAGATTAACGAAATTGAGCGCACGTTGCTGTATGTGGGCACCGCCGATACCGGTACCGGCGACCTGGTAGCGCTCAATTCGCAGTCTGACATTGACACGGCACTGGCCGAGGCCAGCGGCGCACTGCGCGAAAACCTGCGCGCGGCGAAGGTCAACGCCGGGCAGAACTGGCAAGCGTATGCCTTGCTGGTAGAAAAAGAAACGCCGGCAGACCAATGGCCGGCTGCCATTGAAGAGGTGCAAGACATCATTTCGGTGGAAGGTGTCGTCGCCGTCACCGAGTTTGCTGATGCGTCTACCGGACGGACGGCGATCGAAGCCTATTCCGTCCTGCGTGAAACCCTGGTCAGCAAGCTGGGCCGCTGGGTGTGGTTCGTGCTGACCGTCAGCGGCCCTAAAGGTTTGCCGGGTACCGGTGAAGGTGATGATGTGCCGCCAGGTGTGACCTGGACTGAATACCTCAAGTTTCAAGCGGATTTGGCCAAGGACATTGCGGCGCACGGCGTGCAACTGGTGCCTGCGCTTTGGGGCAATGAAGCCGGGGTATTGGGTGGGCGACTGTGCAACCGCAGCGTCACCATCGCCGACAGTCCCGCCAGGGTAAAAACCGGGGCCATCCTTGGTCTGGGGATTGGCAGCAGTGATCTGCCGGTCGACAGCGCCGGAATGGAGCTGGAGTTAGCGAGCCTGCGCGCGATGCATGACCTGCGTTATTCCGTGCCGATGTGGTACGCCGATTACGAAGGCAAGTATTGGTCAGACGGTCTGACGCTGGACGTGAAAGGCGGTGATTATCCGGTGATCGAATACCTGCGCATTGTCGACAAGGCGGCGCGCCGGGTGCGTATTCAGGCCATTGCCAAGATTGGCGATCGCTCGCTGAACAGTACCCCGTCCAGCATCGCCAGCCACAAAACCTATTTCAGCCGCACGCTGCGCGAAATGTCCCGCAGTACGCAGATTAACGGCGTGACGTTCCCCGGCGAGGTGAAACCGCCGAAGGTCGGCGACGTAGAAATTAGCTGGGCAGACAAAGAGACGGTGCAAATCTATTTGGTTGTGCGTCCGTATGAAAGCCCGAAATCGATCACCGTCAGCATCATGCTGGACACGTCACTGGAGGCGTAACTATGTCTGCACGCATTGGGGGGATGGATTTTGATATCACATTGGGTACCGAAATCATTCACGTAAAAACCATTTCACTGGATGTCACCGACAACACCGCCGTCGCGCAAACACGCGGGATTCCTGACGGCCACGTCAACGGTGATGTGGCGGCAGAGGGTGAAATGGAGATGGATACCAAGAATTTTCAAAAGATTGGGGCGGTGGCCCGTGGGGCGGGCAGTTACCGCAGCATGCCAACCACTGACATTCTTTTCTATGCCAATACCGGTGACGAAGAACTGACGGTGGAGGCGTTCGGCTGCAAGCTGATTGTCACCTCACCGCTGGCCTTTGATCCGAAGGGCGGCGAAACGGCCAGTCACAAGGTCAAGTATCTGGTGACCAGCCCGGATTTTGTCCATATCGACGGCGTACCGATGTTGTCGGAAGACGACGTGCGCGATCTGATTGGGTGACCTATGCCCAACGGGGAAAGCACATTTTTAAAGCTGTTGGTGATTGGGGCCATTATCGGGCTGGGTAAGGTACTGGCCGACGATGCCAAGCTGACGTTAAAGCTGGTACTGGGCCGCATGGTGCTGGGTTCCGCTGTTTCGCTGATTGCCGGGGTGTTGCTGATCCGCTTCCCGGATATTGATGAACTTGCCCTGGTCGGTGCGGCGTCGGCGCTGGGGATACTGGGGCACACCGTCATTGAATCCATGCTCAAACGTTACATCGAATCGAAAACCAAAGGGGCTGAAAAATTATGAAACTGAGTGAAAAACAACAGCTTTTTACCCAACTGATTGCCCAGTTGATCACCTATGCCGGTGACCACGGCATGCGGCTGACATTCGGCGAAGCGTACCGCACCCCGGAGCAAGCCGCGTTAAACGCCAAGAAAGGCAGCGGGATCCGCAACAGCCTGCACACCCAACGCCTGGCCGTGGATTTCAATCTGTTTATTGATGGGGTGTATCAGACCGACAGCGCCGCATACCGGCCGCTGGGTGAGTTTTGGGAGTCCATCGGCGGCAGTTGGGGCGGGCGATTTAGTAAGCCTGACGGCAATCACTTCAGCCTTGAGCATGAAGGGGTTCGGTAATGATTTCGCGCCTGGTCGGGGTGTTTCTGATTGGGGCTGCGGTCGGGGGCTGGTTTATGACGGTCACCACGCAGGAAAAGGCTGAGCGCCAGGCTGAGTTTCGCGACGAGCTGCGCGGACTCATTCAGGGGGTTTCCTCTGAGTCTGCCAGGGTGTTGGAGGTCAAATTACAGGAATTGCACGGCAATGAGATCCATACCGAGCGCGTTATCCATACCGAAACCATTAAGCCGGTGTTTCGCAATGTTTGCGCTACTGACGAGTATGTCCGGCTGTTCAACCACAGTGTTGACCAGGCCGAACGAACCTTATCAGGCCAATCTGATGGCAAAGTGCCCGGAAAGCCTGCCACGCCTGGCGGGGCCAACGGGAAATGATTTTGATCTGGCGCTGCGGCAGTACAGCAATCTGTATGTTGTTTGCGCCGCCAGGCATAACCAGTTAGTGACTGAAATTCAACAAAGAAAGGACATAAACCATGACCAAAGAAAATAGCGGCATCATCACCCTGGGCATCGGCGGTACCGATGTGAAATTTGCACCGACCTTGCAAGCGTACAACAAATTCCTGAATGAGTCGGCGCGCGCTAACGATGTGGTGGGCACCGTTAATACATACCTTAAGCGTATTGTGGTGCCCGAGTCGCGCGACGCGCTGGCCACGTTGTTACTGACGCCAGGTCTGGGGGCGCAGATTGCCGCCAAGGTGACTGAGATTTTTGCGCCTGACATTGAGATTGAAGTAAAGGCATAGGCCAGTTAGTCGACTACATCCGGGCCAGTAATTACGAACAGATGGTGACGCTGCGGCGGCACTATCTGCCCTCACCGTCAGACCATGACGACGAGGCCGAGCGGGGCGATAGCATCATCAATCTGGCGCGGGCGCTCTGGCTGGCCGAGTATTTTCACGAAAGTAATATTAACAGCGTCGCAGCGGGCATCGCCTTTGCATTCAGCGGCACCAGGACATAATCCCCATGAAAGAATTGGCCTTTTTGCTGAGCCTCAAAAACAACCTGAGTGCACCGCTGGGCAAGGCGCAAAAGTCGGTTGAGCGTTTCGCCAATAAGTCCGGCGACGCCTTCAAACGGGTGGCGACCGGCGCAGCGGGTTTGTGGGGTGTGGTGCAGGGGGTTAAGGGATTGTTAGGCCCGGCCAACGATGTGCAGCAGGCGTTAAATGAGCTTTCCACCCGCAACGTAGGCGCGGATTCCCTGGATAAAATGTATCAATCGGCCCAGCGGTTCAGCACCGCTTACGGCAAATCCGCCGCTGAGTTTATTGCGTCGGGCACCATTATTAAAAGCGAGTTGTCCGGGCTGGCTGACAGCGAGCTGCCGCGTGCGGCCGTGGCGATCAACACCCTGGCGGTGGCGAGTAAGTCCAGCGCCGAGGCGGCAGCAGGCTACATGAGCGAAATGGCCAACAACTACCGCTCGACCGTGCGCGATATGGGCAATGTGCCCTTTGCTGAAATGATGGCATCGAAAGGCGCGTACATGGTGCAGAACTTTGGCACCAGCCTGGATGAGATCCGCGAGTTGGTGAAGTCCAGCAAGGGCACCGGCACCCAATACGGGGCGGGCATGGATGAACAACTTGCTGTTATGGGACTGCTGAGCAAGACCCAGGGCACTGAGGCCGGGGGCATCTACGATTCATTCCTGAAAAGCGCGGTTGAAGGCGGCAAGCAATTGGGCCTGAGCTTCACCGATGCACAAGGCAAAATGCTGCAATTCCCCGACATCCTGCAAAAACTGCAAGCCAAATTCGGTGACACCATCGAAGGCAACGTCAAGGCACAGGCCACACTCAATAAAGCCTTTGGCGAAGGGGCGCAGGCGCTGACCGCTGCCTGGGGCCAGGCTGACGCCCTACGCAAACATATGCGCGATATGGGCAACACCCAGGGGCTTGACCGTGCCACAGAAATGGCGGCCAAGATGGCGAACATCTGGGAACGGGTAGACAAAGTCTGGGAGCGCATCCGGGTATCGGTCGGCATGCGGCTTATCCCGGCGATTCAACCGCTGATTGATTACGCCATTAATGCGGGGACGCAGTTCGCCAAATGGCTGGACATGTTCCCGAATATTGCCCGTTGGATCGGCTATATCGCCCTGGGTACCCTAGCACTGGGGGGGGCGGGGGCTGCTGCCAATATCGTGGTCGGGGTATCAACATTTGTCTGGATGGGGCTGACCGGGATCTGGAAAGTGGCCACCATCGCCGCGCGTGCCTTGTGGTGGGTTATCAACCTGAAAGCCCGTGCATTGCAGATCGCCCGCATCGCGGTCATTGCCTACAGTGCCACCATGCGCGTGCTGCGCGTCACATTGCTGGCGGTAACGATGGCCTGGCGAGTATCAACCGTTGCGGCCTGGTTGCAGCGTGCTGGGCTGATGGCCACCACGGTGGCCATGCGTGCCTATGGCATCGCGACGGCATTTGCTGCGGGGGCCATGCAAATTTTAATGAGTCCGGTCACGTTGATCATTATTGCCATCGCCACATTGGCGGCGGGTGTCTGGTATGCCATCACGCATTGGGATGAGCTTAAAGCGGCGCTGATGGACAGCGCGGCATTCCAATGGGTCATGCAGATAGCTGGCCAGGTGGGCGATATGTTCGCCGGGGTTTGGGCCTCCATTAAATTGGGCTGGGAAATGGTGGTGAATTTCTTTACTGGCCTATCACCGGTTAAGGCTTTCACCGACTTTGTGGCCACTATCGGCAATGTGTTTAGTGGGTTATGGGATTCCCTGATCCAGTCCTTTGGCAAAACCTACAACTGGATTGTCGGCAAGCTGAACAAGATCCCCGGCGTCAATATCGACCTGAAACCGGTCGGTGATGCCGCGCCGGACGTTTCGGGGCTGGCTGCTCCTGCCGGGCTTAATGCCCCGCAGATGGAGCGCGGCGGCATCGCCAAAACCATCACCAGTGGCGCGCAGGGCAAAGTCACCGACAACAGCCGCAAAATCGGCCAGGTCAATATCTATCCGCAGAACGGGGAAACCTTTGACTCGCTGATGGAATCACGGGAGCTGGCCGCAGGATGAGCACACTACTGAAATATATCGACCTGCTCATTACTGACGGCAATTTTACGCTGGACTCTGGCAATGAGCCGGAGCTGTGCAACAACCGCGTCAGCATCGCGCAAGACGTCGTCCATATGATTATTGAATCGGGCATCGTCAAAGAGCTGATCGCCGAGCGCAGCCCGGTGTTGAAAGCCGACATCATGATGCGCATGGAATTGCTGGTTGAAAGCGACGATCGGATTGTGCCGGGCACCGTCAGCATCACGGACGGGGGCAACGGTGATTATTTTATTGCCGCTGATACCTATGATTTTGGCCCGCTCTCACTGACGGAATCGTTGATATGAATAACAAACCCAATCCCGACTATGAAGCGATCCTCGCTGACCAGGGCATGCCGACCACTGAGGCACAAATCCGCGACGAGTTTAACGCCATCGTGCGAGAAGAAGGGCTTATCACCAACAGTTCGCGCATGTCGCCGTTCTGGCGGCTGATTACCGCCATCGTGACCGCGCCTGTGATGTGGCTCAAAGATGCCCTGGTCAACACGGTGATGAAAAACCTGTTTCTGGCCACGGCCGGAGAAACGTTTGTTGATCTGTTTGCCTGGGCGGTCAACCTGGCGCGCAAAGACGCCACCGCCGCCGTGGGGGCCATTCGTTTCACCAAGGTGGATGTAGGGCGGGAAATCACCGTGCCAGTGGGAACGGTGATCCAGACTGAGCGTATCAACGGCACCATTTACCGGCTGGTAACTACCGTCGATATGACCTTACCCCCTGGGACGGCCAGCGCACTGGTACCGGTGATTGCCGAGCTGGAGGGCAGCGGGTTTAACTTGGCCCCAGGCTATTACCGTATTTTGCCGGTGGCGGTTGACGGCATCGCCAGCGCGGTGAATGAAGATGACTGGCTGACGACGCCGGGCGCTGATACCGAGTCTGATGATGACCTGCGCGATCGGGTGAAAAATCAGTTTAACCTGGTGGGCCAATATCACATTGATGCGGTTTACCGGGGCATGATTTCCAGTATCGCAGGGCTGAACACTGACCGCATTTTCTTTGAGCACGACGCGCCGCGCGGGCCGGGTACCGCTAACGTTTATCTGTTGTTGGATTCCGGCATCGCCAGCCAGCCGTTTATTGACACCGTCAATGACTATGTCATGGCCCAGGGCAACCACGGCCACGGCGATGATGTGTTGTGCCTGCCGTTGCCGGAAATCACGCTTGATCTGACGGTCACCGTGCATGTGTTTGCCAGCAGTCACCTGACTGACGAGCAAACCGACACCCTGATGATTAACGCCGGTAACCTGGTGCGTGCGGCCTTTCGGGAAAATACCGATTACGACGTCGCGAAGACCTGGCCATTTAGCCGTTTTTCTATGTCACGCCTGGCCGAAGAGTTGCACGACGCTTTCGCCGATATTGAATCACTGACCTTTTCCCTGGGCGACATTCTCAGCGGGCTGGATGTGCCGCGCCTGCGCACACTGAACGTGGTACCGGCAGATGATTAAATTTCCTGATATCAATCTGCCGGTGTGGATGAACAAGGGCGAGCCGCTCACCCTGGCGCATGCTTCGAAAATCTGGTGGGAACGGGTATATGGTTGGCTCACCTTTCCCCTGGCGCAAATCGACGTCGACACCTGCGACGAGCAGTTACTCAGCCTGTTGGCATATCAGCGCGACATCAACCGCTTTCCGACCGAGTCGCTAACGCTGTTTCGCCTGCGGGTGAAATATGCCTTTGCCAATGCCAAAGACGCGGGCAGCAAAGCCGGGTTTGATCGGATATTTGAACGGCTGGAAATTGGCCAGATACAACAGCTTGAGCGTCAGTTATGGCTAGATTGGGACGTCATTTTGTT